TTGCCTAGAATTTCTAAAAAATTAAAATCAATAGATGATATTATAGTTAATTATCTAGAATATTGTAATTATAAAAATTTAAGTCTTAAAACTATAAAATCATATCATCAAACTCTTATGCTATTTTCAAAATATTTAGAAGAAGAAAAACAAATAACAGATATCAGCAAAATAAATAAAAACATTGTAGAGGAATATATAAGCTTTACTAAAGAAAGAGGTAAATATGCCTTTGTGTCATCCGAGGAAGGCGCTATTAAGGCTAATATAGAGAAAAGAAGTGATATAGGGAAAGAAGTATCAGATTCGACTCTAAATAACTATCTGAGGAATATAAAGGCATTTGCTACGTACCTAGAAGATAATAATATATCTAAAAATACAAAAATACATGAATGCAAGTTTATTCGAACAGAAAGAAGGGCAAAAGAACAATTAACTGATGCGGAGTTTAATCAATTAGTAAAAGCATTAGATTGTACTCAATATCATCAATTTCGTGATCTCACAGTGATTAATCTGATTTTTGATACAGGAATGCGACTTTCAGAAACACTTCATCTAACAACAAATGATATTGATCTATTAAGAAGAACAATATTAATTCCAGCAGATTTGACAAAAGGTAGAAAAGACAGAGTTGTTTTTTATAGTCCACAAATGGCCAAGCTCTTACAAAGATGGCTGAAATTCAAAGATACAATGATTGAAACAGAAATTCTTTTTCCAACTCAAAGAACTAATACATTTATTTCAAATCCTAATTTCGAGAGAAATTTTAGAGGATATTTGAAAAAGGCTGGAATAAAGAAATATGTTACGCCACATGGTTTACGTAATCAATTTGCTAGGAGATTTTTATTGAATAATGGGTCATTAGTTGTATTGTCTAAGATCTTAGGGCACAGCTCGTCAAAAGTGACTGAACAGGCTTATCTTGACATAATGGATGAGGACTTAAGAAAGAAATATCAAGCATATAGTCCTTTGGCTAATATGGATAAAGATATTTATTAGAAAGTAGGTGTTGCTATGCAAGTAAACATCAATCACAATAAAACAACTAATGGATTTGCTGAAAGAACAATTACAGTAGATATGTATGAATTTAATGAGATTTCATTAAGTTTAGAAGATAGATTACAAACTTTAGAAATTAGATTAGAAGACTATAAAAATAGTAATTTTGAAAAGTTAAAAGAATTAATACCTAAAACAGAAGCAAGAATTGAAAGATTAAAAAAGATTATTGAAACTTTAAAAAATTAAATAAAAAAATAGTAGGGTGCTACCAACACTCTACTATCTAAACAATAATTAAATATTGCTTTATAATTCCCTTTTGAAAAGGAATTAAACCATTACGCTAATAATAGTTTAACCCTTTTAAAAAATAAGGTCAATAGGGTTTTATTAACTATACTCAAAAATAAGGTATAGTTTACTTGTTATGCACTTGGACAAGTATAAAATATCCTAGTCGTTTGGTTAGCGGATGCAGAAAATAACCACGTCATATAAAGCTAGTATTAATTATCTTTGTTATAAATGCTAGGAAAGTGTTTGTATGACGTAGGTGCGTGGCGACCAATACCTTTATAAATAACAGCTTCGGTGGTTACTTGGTGTCTAAAGGCAGGTAAAGAGTAGTAATTCAACATATTGGACAAGTATGATATGGTAAAACTACTTATACAGAGATGTAATTAATAACAAAGATTTAAAGCGATTCCGATTCAACTCAAAACATTAGCTTTAGAGTTAATTTACTTATGAGCTATCAAGAATTTAATTTTTTGGTAGCTTATAGGTAAATTAATTTTTTTGCTCAAACCTTTCAATCTAAAACATTATTCTCTTGGCATTATTCAAAGTCAAGCTTAACTTTATAAAATTATTCAGTAAATCAGTCTTTGGTAAGAAAATAAAAAATGACTTATTGTGGTGTAATAAGTCATTTGAAAATAGTACTGAGTTTGGACAATATTAAATTATAGTTGCAGTAATAATTTAATAAGCTTAACAATTATAATTATAAGAGGTAATTGTGACAATATTATGTCAAACTAATTAACTTGATATGAATTGTTTTCTTTAGTATAGTAAATGAAATGATGAGTAGATAATCATAAAAATAAAAAGGATAACTTATATGTTACAATAAGTTATCCGTAAATGATTAGTGTAGTTGTAATGTAGAAAAGATAATAAACCAATAAAAAATTATCTTACATTGCTAGTATAGTTCATATTTGTTACAATATTATGTTAAATATGTTAATTAACTGTAAATATCTGTTAAAGCTAAAGAATAGGCTAAAGTTTAGGAAGTAATCAGAAATGACAACTATATAAATTCAAAAGGAAAAGGATAGCTTGGTTGGTACCACAAGCTATCCATAAACGGTTATTATATTGTTTTAAGTAGAAGGATAATAAATAAATTAGTAAGAAATTATCTTACACTATTATTATAGCAAACAACTATTACAAAAATATGTAATATATGTTAATTAAATATAAATATTTTCTTAAATAAAATTAAGGTTTGGTGAATACTTAAAGAAATAAAAACAACCTGCTTAGGGGAGCAGGTTATCCTGAATAGTACATTGACTATATAAGTACTAATCTTTTAATTAACCCCAAATAACAACGGCACAAACTACTGCATATGAAGCTATAAATCCTAAAGTAAACACAAATGGCTTTGTCATAATCATAAAATATCACACCTTAAATTTTAATCTATATTATAATATTTTTCTAATTTATAAAATATGCATAATAATATTACTTAACTATGAATAAAAAAGAATGTATGCATAATAAAATATATGAGTAATATAAATATGGAGGTTAATTTATGCAAGTAAGTCTTAAAGAAATAGGAGCACTTTTTGAAAAATTAGATGAAAAAATAGATCTTTATAATGGCATTGAAGAAGCTTATAGAAAAAATGGGTCATGCACAATTGAGGAAGAAATGAGTATGTCAGAGTATACAAAGAATAAAATTGAAGAAATAAATGAAAAAGTTAATCTATTAATGGAGAGTGCAATAGTGGAAATGGATGAGGATACAAGCGAGATATATAAAGCGTTAAAAGGGAAATCGAAAAGAAATGGTAGGAAGATACCCAGTAAAGTAGAACAAGATATAGAGAAAAAGATAGTTAAAGTTAAAGATGATATAGAGAAAATACTGGAAGAGTTTAGAGAAAGAATTAAATGAGAAAGAAATGAATCACTCTTTGACATTATATCGTTAATTAATAACTATTATGTAAATTATATAGACAATTTTACGAACGTTTTTAGACATGATAATATTCATGTATATGGAATATAATGGTAATATTAATATTATGAAGTTAATAGGAGTGTGATTTGGGTGATAAATGAAATTTATAAAATATCTTTTAAAGATATAGATACAAAGGAAGAGTTATTAAAAGATAATTTTGAATTTGAGGATTTAATGTATTTTAAGCAATTAGATATATTAAAAACAGATATTTTGGATAAAGATGAAAAAGAACAATATTATAAAATTGTATCTGTAGATGGTGGATTTAAATTAACTAATACTGAAGTTGAGATATACTTGAAAAAGATAGATAACATAAATCATAATGACACTTATAAAATAGATAAAAAAGGCTTAAATATGGCTGTACAAGATATGCAAGAATTAAGTATGCAGATTAAGAATAAATTAAAATTAATCATTGATAATGGGACATGTATTAAAGGGTTAAGTGAATGCATTAATGCAATTATAGATATAGAAGAAGATATAGACTTTATTTTAGGTGAGATGAATAATAAAACAGAACTTAGAAAATTAAAAAAGAATATTTTTATTAAGAAATAAATTGAGGTAATTTATGAAAAATGAGTATATGAAAAATCTAGTAATAAAAATTATATTTAAAACCGTAGATGGAATAATTGGAGTTGGAGATTTAAAGGAAAGTACCAAAGAAGTTTTTAAAGTTGAAAATGTAGAATTAAAAAATATTGGAAGTGAATTATTTATACCAAATATTAAAGAGCCAAATAAAAAGAATATAGGTTTGATAAATATATATAAATCTAAAGTAATTTGGTATCAAGAAATATATCCAGAATGGAAAGATGAGGAAGAAGAAATTTAAAAGGTTAAATGCGGATAATGAATTGCTAGAGAAAGTCTTTGTTATTGTGTTATAGATATAATATTTAATAAGTTGGATAATAATGGTGAAATAATATTATGTTAATTAATTTAGGGGGAGTGATAGCATGATTAAAATTATTATGGATAGCGGAAAAGAATATGATGTAAATTTGGGTGCAGAAGAGTTCGATAAATTAATTAATAACAAAGTCGGAACATTATGGGATAAAACTAGCCAGCTTAAAACTGGATTTGTTTTTATACCGAATACAAATATAATAATTCGCCCAACTCACATTTCCTCTATCGAAATTATTTGAATATTTCAATAGAGGATAAAGAGATAACTCAAATGACATTGGTTTATCATGGTAAAAAAGAAACTTTCAATATTTATGTTGAATATGAAATTAAGAATGTAAATTGATATAGAGCACATAAAAATCTAAAATTAAAGGATTAGTTAATTTAAACTAGTCCTTTTTTTATGCAAAAAAATAGGAAGCTCTAACTCTAGGGCTCCTGTTTATTAAAATCATCCTTATGATCATTTATCCAGTTTCTGATTATGTAAGTTGCAAGATTAGTAGGTTTTCTACTTTCCTTTTCTGAAATCTTTTCTAATATTTCAAACTCTTCTTTACTGATTGTAATCATTATTCTTTTATTTGTATCTTTAACAGCCATTCGTATCCCCTCGTTTACTACTTAATAAGTTAATTAATACCTCTATATGTAATATTATACACTAAAAATAAAAAAATGCAAATATTTTTTAAAACAAGCAATAAAGTGTTGCACTTTCTTAATAAGTGATGTAAAATAATAATTGAGGATAAGGTAAAGACAACCAATAATACCTTATTCAATTAAAAAAATAAGGCAGTAACTTAAGCTACTACCATTCCTCGCAAGATGAGTATAGCATAGTTATTCCTTAAATGCAATATTTGGGAGGGTGATATTATGTTAAAAGAATTAAGTGAAAAATCAATGGAAAGAAAAGAGAATAGGTGGATAGAATTAACCAGTTTTGTTGTTTATTATGGGGGTGAATTAGAGGAAGATTTAGCTTTCTGCAAGTTGGAGGATTATAGAAGCGGAGCAGCATTTGATGAAGAAGATGATTCTAAAATTTTGTATGGATTTAATGAAGATGAAATCTGGGATAAGCTTTTTGAAGTAAGTAGAACAACTGATTGGGATGAACTACATATGATGTTTAAAAATGCAAGATGGTGTAAGCATGAGAATTTGATGGTGTTTTCGCTAATATCAGGAGATAAGCTCTGTGCTTTGAAATTATAACAGCAAATAATTGTTTAAAAATACAAGTGTATCATCAAGAATCCGATATTGGAAATAATTTCACTATAAAAGGTTGACAAAGTTAATCTCAAGTAGTATATTTTATTTAATGAGTATTACAAGAGTAAATTTTGAAAGCGGTGAGAACAATAATTGGACTTGAATATATATGTGGATTATATAATAAAAAATATACTAATGTTGCCGAAGAACTTGGAGTAAGTAGACAAGTGGTTAGTGTTTGGATTAAAGGAACAAAACCTATTGCTAAAAAGCATTTGCCTAAATTATCAAAAATGTTTAATTTACCAGAAGAATATTTTCAGCGACAAATTACAGAATTAGATAAACTTGATATTCAAAAGATAAAACTTCATAATGAAAAAACTGAATTTGAATATGAAGATACAATTACTGATCCAGATACAGGAGAAGAAATAACAATAACAAGAACTTATATAGAGGAAGCAGACATGTTTAATGATGCTTATATAGATTATGAAAAAAATATAATAAACCTAACTAATAGGATTAAGGAATTAATACACGACAGATTTAATGATGAATATGATGATACAGGTGGACTTCCATACAATGCATTAAGTGAAGCTAGTAACATATTAAATTTATATGAAAAACTAACAAAAATAATTAAACATGGAGGTATATTCAATAATATAATTAATGATGTTTTTGATGGGATGCTAAATTATCAGCATGACTTTATGGGAAGATCAAAGAATCAAAATAGGTTCACTAAAAAGGTAACTAAACTAATAGAGCAAGAACAAGATAGGCAAATAGAGGAAGCCAAATTATGGGTGACTGATGATGATGAAACAGATGATTTGCTTTAAGGTTTAATAATAGAAAAAACACCGAAAGGGGTGATGTAAATTGATTGTAAGAACCATAATAGGAAAATCTTGACATGAGCTTTATAAAAATGTAAAATAGATAATGAAACGCAAAATAAGCCATAACTATATCTTTTTATAAGATAAGCTTAGCTTTATTATAGACATTTTAGTAACGTATTAATCATTATTTCCCAGATAATAATTAATCGACATAAAGTTCTTTGAAAATTGCATATAGATTTATAAATTACTTTACGAAGTTTCGATACAAAGTATATAAAATTTAACTTTTACAATTAAGATTATATACCATGTATTAGATGTTTGTCAATGCAATTTCGTTAAATTATCATGTTTAACGAAATTAAAATGATTAGAAAGAGGGAATTAGAATTATGAAAGAGAATAAACTGCTAAAATTTTCAATAGATGATTTGGATAAGGTAGATACAATTGAAATTACAGATGAGCAATACGAAAAAATATGTCATTGGATTTCGATTAATTGGAATGAATTAAAAAATAGAACAAATGAATTAGAGTTGCCTTTTGGTGAAGTTGTAATTAGAAAAAATGACTCAAATAATATTGTAAATGATTTGACATATATAACTATAAAAGAAGGTTTTAGAGTTATCACATTTTTAGAGGATAAAAACACAAAAGAAACTATACCAATGAATATATGGGATTACGATATTAATAATTTCGAAAATTTAAGAAATGATTTTTTTGAATGTAAAAGTTGTAATTATACTTTAGCTGTTACCAAAGAGTTTGTGGAATTGTTTAGTGAAGAATATGATGAAATAACTTTAAAGAATAATCTTAGAGATTTAACAGATGATTATAGATTAGAATGTGTAAAGATGTTTTTTAGAATACTTGTTTATTCTCAATTTAATCAACAATATATTGTAAATGAAACTAGAACTCAGACTAAAAAAGTACAATCAAAAAAAACTAGGAGAGCTGGTAAGAAACCTAAAATAAAATTAATTAAGCAAAATATAATAAGAATTAATACAGATCATATTCAATCACCAACTGAAGAAGAAAAGAGAGAATATGAGAGGCGTACATTTGGCTGGACTGTTAGAGGTCATTGGAGAGAATATAAAAGTGGTAAAAAGGTTTGGATTAAACCTCAAATTAGAGGTGATAAAGATAAAGTAGAAGGCAAAGTTTATGAAATTGATTAATACCAAAGAGTAGGACAAACTATCCTACTCTAATAACTATATAAAAAGCCAATTTTATTGGGATACAAAATAAATTATTTGAAGGAAGGATTGAGTTAATGAAGAGAAAGAAATTTAAAGACATTAAGACAAAAGAAGATAGAAATGAGTTATTGCAATACCTATTGGATAAAGAAATTGAATCATTAAGAAAGAAGCTTTATAAATATCAAAGATGCTCAGTTTTTAATTATCCAGTAACTATAGAAGAAACTGATTTTGATAAATTGAGTACAGCGGGGCAATACAATTGGGATAAAGAGAATAAGACACATAAGATATATATAACTACTAGATATGTAGATGGTTTTATAAGACAAGATTATGATCCTGATAGTGCAAAGATATTTGATAAGATTAGAGTACACAATACAATACTACATGAATTAGTACATGCACTAGTTAGAGAAAAATTTGAAATGATTTATAGTAAAATTAAAGGTAAAAATTTTGATGGCAGTCCTATCTTCTTAGCTACGCTCCAGTTTCTTGATGGAGAATCAAGTCATGATTGTGCTATTAATTACTTTCTTACTAAGACATGGAGAGAAGTTCAAGACCTTAAAACAAGCGGAGCAACCTGGAATGATTTTACTGATTATATATTTTTATATCTACAATCAATATATCAACTTCAAGAGGATTTCAATAAAGAAAATATGATAAATGGTAAGCAAATATCTTTTAGTTTTGGTTGTTATGAAAGTGGATTAAATAAAGAATCAGAAAGTGTTAGTCATGTAAATGCTTATGTAAGAGATAGAAAAGAGTTTAAAAACATTACAATAGAAAGTGTAACATTTGAAATAGGCAGTATGATGTACCCAGACAAGATTAAGGAATTATTACCTAAGAAACTAAACAATGATGTGAGGGCAGATATAAGCTATATTTCATATGGCAAATTACTTTGCGAAGAATCAACCCAATATACTAATTGGGTATATAAAAAGGACTATAAATATAATAAATACATTGAAGATAAGAAAATAGCTGAAAGGATTGGTAAATAAAAATGGATATGAATAAAATATACAAACAAAACTCTATTGATAGGAAAATAATTGAGCTTGAACAGGAGAAACAGAAACTATATGACCTAGGTTTAGATGATGAAGATAGATATAACAAATTCATGGAATTGGATGATGAAATAGATGAATTAATGATGGAACATGAAATGATTTAATGAGAAATATAAAAACTAAATAACAGGCATGGATTATCTAAGGAATTTATATTTATATATTCGTTAGTTTTTTTGTGCCTATTTATCAAAAAATATGCGAAGGAGTGTTATTTATAAGATGAATTTAGAATTAAAAACTTACAAAAATTATAAAGAAATTTGTGCTGCTATGGAATGGGAAGTTAAAAGTGGTGGTAAATCAAAACAACTACAGTTAAAAGATTTGGAAAGATATTGCACTTATGAAAAGAGAGGTCAGAAATTTATCATAACTGAAATTTTTGAAACTCCAATACCTAAAGAAGATAAAAGAAATAAATATGGTAATTATTTAGAAAAACTGTTGATACATGAAATATCTAAAAGACCATTGAATAAAGATGGTAGAACAATAACTGTAGCAAGAAATACATTATATTTTCAGTTACATATGATTAATCAAAATTATAACTATTGTAGAAATCATATTAATAAATTCAGTAGATACTTAGAGATACCGATAACAACATTCTATGATTTTTATAATAATACAAGTAGTAAATTAAAAGATAACGTTGAAAGAGCATTAAACAAATTACAAGGTAGATGCTTGATTAAATGGGAATACAGATATGCAGTAAAATTAAGAACTGGTGCAAGTAGATTAGCTACAAGTGATGAAGTAAATGATTTGCTGGAAGCAGAAAGAAAAGCGTTGACATCATTATATGAAGAATCTAAAAAAGATATATTTCTAAAAGGAAAATGGAATAAATTTCAACAAGAGGTATCAAATAATTTGGCTGATACAAATATAGAGTATGGGTTTAAAGTATTTTACATCAATACTACTAAAGACTTTAGAGAAATGTTGCTAGAAGAAAATGATCTAGAAGAATATCAAAATGAATTAAATGCGACTATGTATTTCAGTGCTATAGAGACAGCAACTAATAAACATAATAATATGCAAGAGAAATGGAGAATCCATAGTCTCAAGAAAGGTATTTATTTTGGTAGACCTAAATATGATTCAGAAAGAGTGCAATTAAGACCACAGTATATAGATGATACAAAAAAGATTGCAAGCAAAGTAATTGATTACGACATATATAAAATTGATTTAACTGAAATATCAAGTGAAAAATATACGCTTATGGAAGCTCTAATAGATGAAAGTAACGGTGATTGGGGAGAAAAAATACCTTTCTTAGATGATGCGCTTGAACAACTATTTGGATAATAAAAACTGTCACCATACCCCTATATGATTAAGTGCATATCATCCTTAGGTTATAGTGTCAATTTTTTGAAAACATAGTAATATAGCCATTTATAAGAATTGATATGGGAAATGATATTGGGAAATAAAATAATAAAAAATAATTAATTTGGATTGTGACGTAAGGAACAATACAAATAGGTAAAGCCCCTGGGGGCGTTGGTGAGGTACGAACCATTACCTAAGGGGGAATATTAAGAATAAGAACTTATTAGGAATTAAATAACTATACATATGTGGGTAGGGGTTGGTCGCAAATCCAGTAGGTTTGCTCCTGTTGCACCCCTCCACGCCAACCCGCAAAAATAAACAATTACAAAAAATAAATTAGATATAGGAAGGATGAATTTAGAATGTTAAAAAATAATAAATTAGATAAAAAAGATTTTAAAGTTGAGGATGGAATTTACATACCAAATATTGAAGCTTGTTGGATATATAAAGCTAAAATAGAAAATGAAAATGGTAATTATCCAGTAGAAGATAAATTTTTAAATAAGTTATTAGCTGGGAAAATTGATTATAGTTATGAACTAATTGCAAACAAAGAACTTGTAGAAAATATAGAAATATATAAAACTAACAATGGAAAACAATTCACGTTGGATATTGTTAATGTAAAGTTTGAAAAGAAATATAAAAAGATAGAAAATAAAAAAGTTATTAAAGAAGTAACTACTGGAGATTTGAGAGATATAATTTATGAGGATGGATTCATGTTTGATAATAAAGAACTAGTAAATTGGAAGAGATCTGGAGGAAAAGCTAGAAATGGTGAAGATTTATTTTTGATAAAAGATATAAAAGATAAATGTTTAGATTGGGCTAGAATGGGATTGGAATTTATAGGTGATGTTGATATCAGTAGTATCAGAGCTTATGAATCGTTACCTTTATCATCTATACATGGTGGCACTATAAATATTAATCCTCAAAATATATTGGTAATTGATGATATTAATAGTACATTTAATTGCAAAATGAGTAGAACATGTTTAGAAGGTGAGGAATTACAGACACAAACTGAAATAGTTGAAGAAAGTAATTCATTATTTGATGGTGAAGGATTGTTAAGTAAAGATAAATTTACTGGAAATTTAGAAGGTAAAGGTGTCGCTTTACTTCGAAATAGGCTAATGAAATGTGCAGGGTTTTCTTGTGATATTCAGCAGTTTTATATTGATTATTGTGAAAAAAATAAATTGGATTATGATACATTTAAAATTTGCGATATGTATGGTAATTCAATTCTTGCTAAAGATATCGAACTTATAACAACTCCATCAGCATTAAAGATAAAGAAATACAACTCAGAAGTAATTAAAAAAGAAGGTTATGAAGGCGATGGTGCGTGGCTACAATATTGGAAGGATAATTGTGGAGATATATTTGCAGTATGTAAATTTGATAAGCCTAGTCATAATTGTATATTTAATAAAGATGGTTCAATTGAACAATATAGAAATGTTTTAAGCTACCAAATGATAAATACAATTCCTTTCACTAAGGAAGAATTAAACTTACTTGTTGCTAGAGAAATTGAGTATGTAGATAAGTTGAAAAATGATATTGATTTTTTCTTGGATGAAACTATAAAAGGATATGTAAAAATCGAAGAAGATGAATTAAATGAAGATGGAACTGAAAAAGAAATTGATACATCTATAGTTGAAGAAATAAAAGTTGATACTGCTTTTGCAAAATTATGTAAAAGAAATAAAGGATTTATGAATACTAAAGTATTTAAAGATTTTAGAAGAAATAGTATAAATGCATATATAAAAAGATTAAGACAAGGCAAAATTCATGTAATAGATTCAGATTATGCTATTGTATGTGGAAATCCAATAGAAATGCTCTGTAGTACAGTAGGGGAATTTACAGGAGAAGTTATTGCACTTAAAGGTAATGAACTATTTTGCAACAGGTTTAAAGAAGATGGACAACCAGTAACTGGTTTTAGATCACCTCATATTATGATATCTAATGTTGGAAATATGATATATAAAGATAATGAACTTATTAGAAAGTATATGGCTTGTACTGATAATGTAGTGTATGTTAATGCTATAGATACGCCTATAAACAGTATGTACTCAGGAATGGACTATGATATTGATGCTATCTTATTAGTAGGTGATAAATTAGTTGTTGAACCTTCAAAGAGAGCAGATAAGGATAAATATCCAATCATGTATAATGATATAAAAAATACTGGTGATAATAACAAAGAAATGAACCAAATTAATATGAGTGCGAATGATAAAATAATAAGTCAAAATTATATTGGACAGGTTGTTAATACATCACAATTATTGAATAGCTTGATGAATGATATATTATATAAAAATAAGGATGCTGATATAAGTGAAATTTATAATAATATTAGTAAAATGAATAGTGTAAGTAATGTCGAGATTGATAAAGCCAAAAAACAATTTGAAAATCTTAATGTATCATCTGAAATAGCTAAAATAAAAGCTGATATGGAAGTTGTAGATGAAGATAAGGTGAAATCTATAAGGTTGGAAATGAAAGAATTTTATAAGCAATTAGATGGAATTAAAGCCGATAGAAAAGAAAAAAGGAAAGAAGTTACTAAAGAAATAAGAAAAATAAGACAACAATTAAAGTCTGATGAAAATAATAGTAAACTACAAAATGCATTGAATGAAAAAATAAATGATAGAGAAGAAATTAATATTGAAGAAATTAAGATGATTAAAGAAAATATTCTTGAGTGTAGATTGAAATTATCTGAATTAGATACTAGAATATTAAAACCATTATTTATGAAATATATTGGTGACAATGATGCGAAGGAACAAATGAGAAAAACAAATAAGGCACATCTTAGAGCATTAAATGATGTAACTAAAGCAAAAGGACTTTCAGAAAAAGAGGAACTTGAAGAGTTAGAAAAAAATAAAGAAATTCAAAAGGTGTGGGAAAATAAAATATATAGACCCTTAAATACTCCTATGGATTGGTTGGAATTGCAGATAGATAAAATACAGTGTAAAAAAGATAAAAGTGATACAATTCAAGTAATACAGTTAATTAAGAAAAGCAAACATAAAGCTGATGAAGAAACTGTAAAAAACGTTGTCGAGTTTATAAAAAATACTGATACAAAGATAAAAGGATATAAAGCAGATAATGAACTCCAATATAATGATAGAAAAAATAAAATCAATTTAGCAAAAAAAGAATGTTGTGATTTTATAAAAGATAGCAAATTGAAGAAAGCTGATTTGTATGGAGTTTTAAAGCAATGCTTGAACAGCGTTAAGAAAAATGGAAAATTAGATAAAACAACAGGTATAGAAAGCTTAACATTAGAATTGTTATTTGAAGTCTTTGGAAATGCAATGTATGAAATGTTTGTTCAGTAAAATTTAGGGGGCGATTCTAAATATAAAAAATGCCATCTAGACCAGTTAAATCAACGTCTAAAAGGTTTTTGGTTAAATGCTATAATATGGAGGGAGAGTAGATAATAAGTCAAAATCCTTTCTACCTATTAATAGGTATGCTATAGTAAATTGTTTTATGGAACAATGTAAAAAAGACCATATGATTAGGAGGGATTAAGTTCCCTTCTAGTTCGTATATATTATTTTTCTTAAAAAAGTGTATAATATGTCTTAATGATATTTTAGCATTGTTTTTATACATTGTAAATACTTTTTGAGAAAATAATTTAAAAAATGTGCAAATAATAAACTTTTTAATTAGCAGATAATACTGCTAAACCTTTCTGAAATAACATTGTTATCGGAAAGATTCCTTCTTTTATAATTTATTTGGTTGGTAGGTGGTCGAAGTTTCGGCTGTCTGCTGATTAAAGGGTTTATAGTTTGCAGTCTGCATGATGATATGCAGTGAATAAAAACAGGTCGTTTTGAACCACCTGTTTCGTACGGAATTACTTAATCAAAGATAAATTATATAGAAGAGAAAGAGGGAATTGATTATGGTAAAAACAGTAACAAACAAAAATATTGATGAGGTATTATTTGGACAGTTAAAGGCTATTGATTTTGAGTATCTCGTGCAATTAAACGGACTTTTAGAAGATTATACTTCCGAATTTGGTGCAGATGTACTAGACGAAGAACTTGTAAAATTTGACATAACACTAAACAGTGTAATTAGAGAGCGCATAGAAGAATTAATAGAGGGAGAAGCAAAAGTAAAAGAAATTATTGCAGAAGAAAGCAGAAAAGAAGATAATAAAGTTAAATATGTAAAAGAAGCTAGACAATATTTAGAATCTTTAAATGACATGTTTAATGGGAAAATAGTAGATCATGAATGTTTAGATATAATAGAAAGATTGAAGAAAAATATATATAATTGTGGTTCTCTTGAAACACAAACAAATGTACTAAAAACATTAATAGAAAGCAATCTTGAAGATATGGATGAAAAACAAATTGAAACAACTGAGAGAGCAAAAATATCAATGTATTTAGCGATAGGGGAAGTTGTTAGAGAAGTAGAGCAAGAAGTGCTAGACAAAGATAGAGAGTATATAAATGCAATAGGAATTGATGAAACTAAAGAAATTGAAGCACTTATAGATGGATATGAATTAAATGCTAATTGGGATTGGTTTGCATGGTATACGGGCAGTAAATTAGGATTATCACATGTAGATGAGGTGTTTTTATCAGAGTACATAGAAAATAATAAATTATGTTTTGTATTTCAAGATGGACAAGACTTTGATCTATGTGAACCATATTGTTTAAAATAGTTAATATCAGGTGGTGCACTTATGCGTTAAATCTCCTCCTTGTGGGTATAGGCTGGTAACTATATCCTTTGCTTATAGTGTCTAGATAAGCAAAAAAATTATGTACTTAAATAATCAATGAGTTGGCACTTATCTTTCGTCGGATGGAGTGCAAATACTAAATCACTGATGAAGCACTACTTGGCGGGAGTGCTTTTTTCAGTTGTCTCGAAATGTGAAAACTTGGTATTGCTCGATGCTGGCAATTCAAATAAGAGCATCTTTTATATATTGTAATGGAGTTCCACATCTCCAATTTTAGGTATATAGAGCCACTTAGCTTATGTTAGGTGGTTTTATTATATTTAAAATTAAGTGGAATTTGATTAGAGTATATAAGAAAAAATTATATACCTAAAATAAAAAATGTGAAAGGGGCATGATTATATGTCAGAAAAAATTATCAAATTATTAACAGAAAACGGAAAGGTGTATGCTACAAGTAAATCTATAGCAGAAGACTTTGGAAAGGAACATGATGATGTACTTGGTTCTATTAGAGATTTAATAAAAAATCTCACTACGGAAAATATCGGAGTGAAAGATTATTTTGTAGAATCAGATTATATCAATAGTAGAAATAGAAAATATCCAATGTATAAGCTTACAAAGGATGGATTTACTTTATTAGCTATGGGATTCACAGGATCAAAAGCATTAAAATTTAAAATTGACTACATTAATAAATTTAATGAAATGGAATCACAGTTACAAGAGATTGATAATGTCATGAATACCAAAGGAGAACTTTCAGAAGATGAATATGCAGAAGTGAAATTTTCTACAGCTTATAGAGTTAAGAATACATTTTTAGATAGTTCAGATATTTTTAAGGATTATGAAAGATTTACTGTCTATAGTAGAAAAACTATGGATACTAAAAAGAGGGTAAAAAGATTGAACCAAATCATAGAAGCTCTTAAGACTAGAGAAGATAATTTATACATAAATAAGACCAAAGGCTATAGGGCAGAACGTGAGAACATCATAGAACTGAAAGAAGAAATTCTAAGAGATATTAATGAATTGAATAATAGAAGCTATGGACAAAAATTAGGTTATGCAAATAGAAAAGCAATATAAATAAGGCAAATAGGGAATATTATATTTTTATTGGTGTTTAAGTATAATATTCCTTTATCTCATACTTATTATATCATTGGCAATAGAAAAATACAATAGATTTTGAAAAATAATAAAAATAAATTATAAAATGAAAGTGAGGAATTTTAATTATGGATAAATTAGTAGCAGGAGTATACGGTATCGAGGATGTAAATACTGGAAAAATATATATAGGAAGTGCTGATAAGGATAATGGGATTAAAAAGAGATGGAGTTGTCATATGGCTCATTTAAGAAATAATGAACATAAATATAAAGAGTTACAAGAACCTTTTAATGATGATGAAAATAAAATTAAATGGACGATCCTTGAAGAGTGTTATGATGATAGTCAACTTGAGGAACTTGAAAATTATTACTTGGAATATGCTGATAAGGTTGAAGGTTGGCATGTTATTAATAAGGAAAAGAAAAGTAAAAAGAGGACAAAAGTGGCTGACAAATCAAAAATGTCTAAAGCTCAGACAGGAGAATCTAATGGACATTGTACAAAATTATGTGTTGAAGATGTAAAAACTATTAAATTAATGTTAAGAGATGGAGTTAAACAAACTGTAATTGCTGATAAATTTGGGGTTTCAAACACGCTTATTTATAATATTTCTAAGGGTAAGCGTTGGGCTTCAGTGGAGGTGTAATTATGGATAAAGTAACTAAATGGATAGGCGTGATAAATCTGCTTTTGTGGACATGCTTACTTATATCTATCATATCCCTAAATCTTGATAACAATACTTTAAAAGAATTCGCGGCAGGAGCAACATTGGTTGTAATCATAGGCATTGGATTTGATTTATTAAGTGATAGAAAAGAAAGAATTAAGAAAGAAGCTTTAGTAAAAAGGATATATGATTTTATTGGGAAAGAAAAGCAAGGTGAATAGGTATGAGCTACATATATGGAATATTTGATAAAGATAATTGTCTTTATATTGGACAAACTAAAAGGGATAATCCTGAAAAAACTAGATGGGAAGAACATAAAAGAGAGATCAAAAATGGAAGGCATAAAATAAAAAAGTTGAATACATATAAAGATAATATAGATAATCTTAGGTTTGAGGTATTATGTGAGGTTGAGACTTCAAATTCTTTAGTGTTATCTACATTAGAAAATTTTTATAATTCTCTATATCATCCTTTTAATTCATGTGTTATAAGTGGCTTTAGATCTAATGTTACACTTAAAAGGGAAGATAACAGGGAACTATGCAAAGAAATTATAGAGCTTATAAAAAAGTATTATTAAGATGAATGTAAATTTATAATAATGTAATATTTAACTGATAAGTGTATTTCTTATGGAAAAATAATAAATAATTGAAACTATTTACCGAATTTTGTATAATTGTTTATGCGAAGGGGGAGAAAGTAAATGGAAGAAATAAACATAAGGAATATATTAAATACATATAAAAAGTTTAGCAAAAGACAGCGTGAGATATTAGAGAAGCTTGCTAAAACAAAAGAAATTTTTACATTTGAGAATTTGCAGAAAGAACTTCAGGCTGATGAAGAAGCAAAAGAGTTATTACAAAAAATAAGATTGGTTGTAAATGGAGAATATAAAAAAGCAGGTGTATCTAAATCCAAACTTGTATCAAGTAATAATAATAATAATAATGGTGTAGAAGAAATAGAATTGATGATGTAAAAAACTAATTGAATCCTAGAAATAGGGTTCTTTTATATGAAAATTGTATTAGGAGAGATGAAGCTATGAACATGAAAAGTTTATCAGGTTTAGTAATAGCAATATGGATTGTTATACATTTCACTCCGATAAAAGAGATCTTATATTTTTTTGTATCTCAGTTATTATCTAAAAACTGGAAAGAAAGAGTAAAATATTGTGATTTCGATCAAGTATATAATTTAATATATTCAAAGAAATGTGTTGAAAAGAATGTTGATTTCATTAATAAGCTTAAAGTCAAATTAAATACTTATATACATTATTATGAACATAGAAATAGAGGATTATTAAATAATATTATAACAATTATCATATCGTCTATAATAACCGTTACAGTTGCCCAATATTCATTGCAAGGTCAAGCTAATAGAGAAATTATAAATACGATTATTAATAATTTGACTAATGATTATATGTCTACTTTTTATTTATTTATGATTATATATGGGATATATGGAATTTCAGAAGAAATTATTGGTATTAAATTTGAATATTATATTATGATTAATAATATAATTGATGGATTTGAAAAGTATGAAATTAATGAAAGAAATTATTATACTTCATATATACAAAGAGAGATTTAACTTATATGACGGATATTCTTTTGTTATGCTAATTTGTAGAATTATGGTATAATTTCCGATGAGGTGATTATATGAATGAAAATCAAATGAATCAGTTAATAGATGCAGTAAAGGATTTAAAAGGTAGTTCGGAATTACAAATGGTGCAGATTATATTATCTATTGTGATTCCTATGATTGTGCTAATTGCAACATCTATTATTACATTGAAAATAAATAAGAGACAACATGAGCTTCAATTAAAAGAACAACAAGTCGCTTTAAAGAAGGAACTAAAAGTAAAAGCATTGTTTGAAATCAGGTTAACAATGGTTGATTATATGAGGCAACTTTCAATATTATCGATAGAACTAAAAAATTATTCCCAAAAACGAATCGATTTAAAATGTTTAAGTAACAATCTAATTAAGGTAGAAGAAGAGTGTAGGAAGATAAAGGTTAAAATAGGTGCTAATAAATGTTTAGTTACTGATTTTAATATTAATAGTGATATTTTAGATGATACACTTCAATGTGCCAGTCACTCGATATATTTTAATTATTGTTATCCAGAAATAGAAATCCCAGAAATATTTAAAAGGTATGTTATAGATAATAAAGACCCAGAAGCCCTTATTAATAAAATTGACCAAGCTATGTTGATGAATGAAAATATTTTTATAAAAATAGAAAAGGAAATTAATGAAACTATAGATTCAATAATTTAGAGAGTGCAGTAATGTACTCTTTTATTATGCAAAAAAATAGATTTAGGAGGTATAGAATATGAGATTAAGTAAAGAAGAAATATTGGGAAGAGCATCAAAGGAATACTTAGGAAAGAATTATTATGGAGAAATAAACACAATAATAGACATTTATACTTTCTCGGGAATTGTGTATTCTGTTATAGATGTCATTGAGAAAATGGATAATGAAAAATTAGAGATAAAAGATTCGACTAACAATGTACAAGGTAATTAGGTTATGGCGATAAAAAAGATGTGTCCTAGATGCGGAAAGATAATTGATCACACAGATAAATATTGTGATGAGTGTAGCAAGAATGTTCTAAAGAATAAAAAGGATAATGATAGACAATATAATAAATTTATTCGTCAAGTAAGAGATAAGCAATATACTGATTTTTATGTGAGCAAAGAGTGGAAGATTGTTTCTAGCATTTGTAGTAATAAATACAAAGGATTATGTATCATGTGTTTACTTCAAGACGATAGAGTAAATTCATATGATGTGATTCACCATATACTTGAACTAAAAACTGATGAAGGTTGGGAGCATAGATTTGATGTTGATGAAGGATTAGTTCCTTTATGTCATGCACATCATAATGAACTACATGGTAGCTATAATAATGAAAAGATTAAGATGTTGAGAGAATTAATAAAAGAATATAAGAAAATTTATGGAAGCATGTAGCTGATAGTAAGTATTGGTTATGTGCTTTTGTTGTATTAAGAATTAGGAAGTAGGGGGTGCAAAAAAGTTTTGATAATTGACTTAGAATGTCGTTGGTCGTCTGTTTTAACGCAAAAACTCCCTTTATCAGATAATTTGAACTAGTTAAAAAATGAATAATGGAAAGTGAGGTGTAAATCATATGGGAAGACCTAAAGAACCAATAGATTTGGTAATGTTAAAAGGCAATAAACATTTAACAAAAGATGAAATTGAAGAAAGAAAAAATAGTGAGGTTAAAGTTGATACAGATAATGTATTTGCACCTCCTACTTTGAAGGGTAAAAAACTAAAAGACAGATTTAATTATTTAGCAGGGCAATTATTGAATGCAAGTATCATGACCAATTTAGATGTAGAAGGACTAGCCAGATATGTAACGTTAGAAGATCAATACAATAAAATAACCAAGGCTATATCTAAGGTTGATATATTAAGTGATGATTATGACAAATTACTAATCAAACAAGGTAAAATATTTCAGATGCTTGATAAAGCTAGTAATGAGCTATGCCTCAATATTATTAGTAGATGCAAGGTTAGTATTCCAAAGGTAGAAGAAAAGAAGGCAAATAAATTTAATAAATTCAATAGTGGAAGTGTTGCTAAATGATAGATAGAGTAACACAGTACGCTAATGATGTTGTTGAAGGAAAACTAATAGCTGGGGAATCAGTTAAACTTGCATGTAGAAGACATTTAGATGATTTGGAAAAATCTAAACTAGCACCTTTTAAATATAAATTTGATATTGAAAAGGCTGAAGCAATTATAGATTATGCCAATACATTGGTTATTAATGAAGGTGAAGAGATTGTAAATCTTACCTGCTATCCGTTTCAAGAATTTATTCTAGGTTCATTAATTGGTTGGGTGACTAAAGAGCATGAATATCGTCGTTTTCGTAGTAGTTATATACAACTCGGAAGACAAAATGGAAAAAGTTTTTTAAATGGTATATTAGGAACTTATTTAGGGAATTTTTCTGGATATAGAAATGGAAAAATATTTTGTGTTGCTACAAAACATGACCAAGCAAAGATTGTTTGGGATGAAATGAATAAATTTATACAAGGTGATGAAGATTTACAAGAGTTATTCGCTGTTAAAGAGTATGAAAGTACAATAGTTTGTAATGATACTGGAACAGTTATAAAAGCACTTGGGCGAGACACAAAATCACTAGATGGATTTAGGCCATTACTGGCAATAATTGACGAATATCATGCTCATAAGGACAATCAAATGTATAAACTTATGGAAGGTGGTCAGAAAAAGATAAAACAAAGTTGCATTTCAGTTATAACTACTGCTGGTTTCGAAATTGATGGAGCTTGTCATAAGATGTACAAGTATTGCAAGCAAGTTCTTGAAGGCATAGAAAATAATGATACTAAGTTTATATACATAGCTGAAATGAATGAAGAAGATGAAAAAGACAATCCTGAAAATTGGATAAAAGCTAACCCTATACTAGAATATGATAGAGAAGCTTTAGAAAATTTAATACCAGTTTATAAAAGTGCTAAAGCAATGGGAGGTAAGGATTGGAACGACTTTCAAACTAAACAACTTAATATGTGGGTAGAATTTACTGAGAAAAAATATATGAATATGACAGCATTTCATAAATGTGCTTGTGATATGACACTTGAAAATTTTCGAGGATTCGAATTTGGACTTGGGTTAGATGCAAGTTCGGGTGGCGATTTATCGAGTGTAGTATTTGAGTTCACATTTGAAAAAGATGGGGAGAAGAAATATTTTGTCCACCATCATAGTTTTTTACCAGCAATGAGAATAAAAGAACATGAACAAACAGATGCTGTTCCTTATGAATATTGGATTAAAAAAGATTTGGTGACTAAAACAACTGCATTAGGTGGTATTAAAATAGACTATAAAGAAATTTTAAAATATGTGAGAGAACAGATTAGAAAATATAATTTGAAATTGAAGTATATTTGTTATGACCAAGCCAATGTATCAGCTTTTTTGGTGGATTTAGAAGAGTTTGGAGTTGATTGCTATGATATTTATCAAAATAGTAAATCACTTAATGATGCTACTATGGATATAAAATACGAAGCTGAGGCTGGAAACATATATTTTAATAGAAATGATGAATTACTATGCTGGGCTATGAATAACTGTGAGTTAACGAAACCTTTAAATGGTAAAGTAATGTTAGACAAGAATTCTAGATTTAAAAGAATTGATCCAATAGCTGCATGGGTAGATGTACATAAATTTAGTATGCGAAATGAGGTTAAAAAGCCAGTAGTTACAGCTGAATCTATAAAATCTTTCTTTGGAACTAATGAAAATGAGGGGTGAAAATGGACAGAATTAGAAAAAGTTATAATCGAATAAAGCAATTTATAAGCAACAATGATGTAGAAATAACTGCATTTATTAGTGTTTTTTTTGTTGTTTACGCAAGTTTTTTAATTAATAAAATACTAGCGTTCTATATTTTGGGAGTTATATTTGGTGGACTAGCAATATTTTTATTAAAATATCCTAAAAAGTAATAGTGGAAGGGGATGACAAATAAAATATGGGATTATTTAAGAATAGGTTTAAGCAACAAGAAATTAAAAATCAAACATACTCTCTATCAGATAAAAATTTATTAAGTTTATTAGGGATAGATAGCAACACTATTAATTCTAATATATTAGGGGAAGTAATATTTTATACTTGCTTAGATTTTTATTGTAAATCTGTAAGTAAGCTAAGTGAATATAAATATTCTTATGATGCTTTAAAAGGACAAGAGAGAATAATTGATACAAGCTTGGATAGTATATTAAATCTTGAACCAAATCCTTACATGAGCGCTAAGACATTTAAATCTTGTGTAGAATTACAGAGAAACTTCTATGGAAATGCGTATGTTTGGAACAAATTTATTAATGGAAAATTAGATTCTAGATGGATTCTAGACAGCGAAAGTGTAACTGTATGGCAAGATAATGAAGGTTTATTCGATAATGCAAATAGTTTATGGTACATATGGTACGATAAAAATAATGGTGGTAAGAAATATATATTTAGTTCAGATGAAATTAGCCACTATAAAACTGATATGACATGGGATGGAATAATGGGCATTGCTGTTAAGGATGTATTATCTATGCAATTAGATACTTTAAGACAGGGAGAATCCTATATAAATAAATTATATAAAAGTGGAATGTTTGGAGACAAAATATTGCTTCAATACACAGGGGATTTAGATTCTAGTGCTAAAGATGAACTAGTAAAAGGTGTAGAGAGGTATGGGAATTTAAATAGTTCTAAGTTTTTACCTTTACCTGTTTCAATTAAAGCAGATTTATTATCAATGAAGCTCTCAGATGCTGAATTTTCTGCAATATCAAATACAAATGCATTACGAATTGCTGGAGCATTTGGTTTAAGTCCAAACATAATTAATGATTATTCTAAATCTAGTTATGCAAATTCAGTATCACAGCAAATGGATTTTTATGTGAATTCCCTTTCGCCAGTCTTACAGATGTATAAGCAAGAAGATACAAGAAAATTAATACCAAAACCAATTAGAGATAAGGGCATATTTTTAGAATATAGCACAAAAGAATTATTTAAATTAGATCCTTCAGCACATATGGATTATTTAGTAAAGGGTTCTAATAATGGATTGATAAAAATTAATGAAGCTAGGGAAGAATTAGGCTATAACTATGTAGATGGAGCAGATATTCTAGTCATGAATGGTAATTTAGCACCACTTGATATTATTAAATCAGGTGCAAATTATAATAAAAATTCTACTGTAGGAGGTGATAATGTAAATGAAAAATAAATGTATAGAATTTAAAAATAGTGTTAATGAACAATCAGTATATTTTTATGGTGATATTGTATCTGATGAATGGGGAAAATGGACTGATACTGATACATGTCCACAGGATATATTAGATATTCTAGGTCAGATTGATGAAAATCAACCGCTAAATATTTATGTAAATAGTGGTGGGGGCTCAGTATTTGCTGGCATGGCTATGTATAACATGTTAAAAAGATGTAAGAATCAAAAAACTGTATACATAGATGGTTTAGCAGGTTCTATTGCATCAGTATTAGCTATGGTTGGAGATAAAATTATAATGCCAAGTAATAGTTATTTAATGATACATAATGCTTGGAGTGGTTGCCAAGGAAATGCAAATGATATGCGTAAAATGGCTGATACTTTAGATAAAATAAGTGAAGGTATATTGAATGTTTATCAAGAGAGGTTAGTCGATGGGGTTAATATAAAATCTATTAAACAATTAATGGATGAAGAAACTTGGTTAACTGGTACAGATGCAAGTAAATATTTTAATATAGAACTTGTAGAAGCAAATAAAGCAGTTGCATATTGTGGAGATATTTTAAATTATAAGAATATACCAGATGAAATTAGAAATAAATTAAATACTAAATTAGATTCAGAAGAAAACATTAAAAATGATATTGAAAGTGAAGCTAATGATTATGATAATAAAGAATTAGAACTGTTAGAGTTAGCAAAAGCAAAACTAAGATTAAAATTATTGCAATAACACCTTGAAATGATATATAGGTGTTATTTTTATGTCCAAAAATAATTAAAAAGAAAAATTAAAAATAAGTGAGGTAGAAATATATGAAATTATCAGATGAATTAAAGGCACAATTAGCACAATTAAAGGCAGAAGCAAAAGAATTAGCTGTAAAAGATGGCATCAAGGCAAGTGAAATAAATGCCAAGGCCGATGAAATTGAAATGATCGAAGCGAAAATAAGAGTCCAAGAACAATTAGAAGCTGATGAAAGATCAGAAATTGAAAACAAGACTAAAAATATTGATAACGGGGGAGATGTAAAAGAAGTGAGTAATAAAAATTTAGAATTAAAAGTATTTGCAAAAGTAATGAGTGGTAGACCAATTACAGAAGAAAATGAAGTCAAAGCCCTATCTAGCTTAACAGATAAGGATGGTAAGTTATTAATTCCAGTAGATGTGCAAACAGCTATAAATACATGGTTAAGAGACTATACTGACATGGCTCAATATGTACAACATGAATCAGTTTCAAATCCTAGTGGTTCAAGAGTTTATGAAGTTGAGGCTGATGCAGTACCATTTGAAGATGTTGCAGAACTAACATCGATTCCAGATATGGGTTCGCCAGAATTTCAAAAGATTACATATGATTGTAATAGATATAAAGGAATGTTACAAATTCCTAATGAACTTTTAGAGGATGAAGCTGGTGGGTTATTAGCTTATATTTCACAATGGATCGCAAAGAAACAAGTTGCAACAAGAAATGCACTAGCATTCTATGGGACAGGTACTAAAGCTGATGGGTTCTTAGGGATGACCACAGGTGGAATTGTTGTGGATAAAACATTAACTGCTCCAGTTACCTTAAAATACATAGATAAAGTATTAAATGTTACTTTACCAATGGCTATTAGCAGAAGTTCTGAATGTAGAATATACACAAATCAAACTGGTTTTAATTATCTTTTATCATTAGAAGATAAGCAAGGTAGAAAATTCTTACAACAAGATGTTACAAATCCAGCGATTTATAGATATTCTGGAAAGGAAATAGTTGTGTTTGATGATAAACAACTTAGAAATGAAACTATAGATAGCAAGGAACAATTCCCAATCGTAATAGGAAATATGAAAGAAGCTATGAAGATGTTTGAATTAAAAGGATTCATAGTTGAATCTGACAGAAGTATTTATTTTGATAAAGATGCCACAGGAATGAGAGTAAAGGGTGCATTAACAACTAAATTATTTGATAAAAAGGCTGTGGTTGCAGTTTATTCTCCAGAAGTAGCATAATTTAGATTTATATTGGGGTAACAGAGGATTTTAAATAGTCTTCTTGTTACTCTTTTAAGAGAGGGTGATGCTATTGATAGTAAATTTAGAAGAAGTAAAAGGATGGCTTAAAGTTGATTATAGCGAAGAAGATTCGGATATACAATTATTAATTGATTCCGCAGAATTATATTTAAAAAATGCTACAGGTAAAATATTTGACAGTAATAATGCATTGGCAAAGCTATATTGTAGAGTTCTCATAAGTGATTGGTTTGAAAATAGAGGCTTAATGGCTGATGGCAAAACAACAGATAAAGTAAGATTTACACTTCAATCTATTATGATGCAATTGCAGTATAGCAGTTAGCAGGTGATGTAAATGAATAGTAGTGATTTAAAAGAGAGAATAATAATATCAAAATATCTTGGTGAAGTTCAGAATGAAAATGGATTTGATGAGCCAACTTGGGACGATACATATTATACATGCTGGTCTTCATTCAAACAAATTAGTGGAAAAGAATTTATATCCGCCAAGGCTAATAATAGTGAAAACATAGTTACTTTTACAGTTAGATATTCCAATAAAACAAAGGTCTTATTAGAAGTAGGAGCAACTAAAAAATATAAAGTGATCTATAAAGAAAAAGATTATGATATTATATTCTGTTCAGATTACAATAATCTACACCAATGGATTGATATAAAAGCAGAGGTTAAAGGCTAGGTGATTACATGAGTGGAATTGAATTAGATGGTTTTGAGGAATTAGAAGCATTACTTCAAGATATGACACTTACTGAAGCTGATGAAAAGAAAGCAATGAAAGACGGTATAGATGTAATTTATAATGCTGTTGAAAGTAATACTCCGGTTGGAGAAAGCGGAGATATGAAGAGAAAAATTAAAGAAAAGGTTAGTAAGAATGATCTTTCTTTAATAACAGGCCAAGTTATAATGGGCGCTTGGTATACAGGGTTTGAAGAGTTTGGAACATCTCAGAATAAAAAGAATGTTGGATTTTTTGAGCGCTCTGTTAATAGCTCACAAGATGAAGCTTTAGAAGTATTAGCAAAGGGATTGTTAAAGTAGGGGTGATGCAATGGTTAATATTAAGAAGTTTATAAAAGATACATTATCAAATTCTGAAATATTAAATTTAACAGCAGATAAAAAGGTTTATTTTATACATGCCAATGGTCCAACAGCTCCATATATTGAGTATGAAATCTTTGATGAGAATGGTGAGGAATGGGCAGAAAATAAAGAGATAGCAACAAACTTTTATTTGCAAGTAGATATATTCAGTAAAACAGATTACACAGATTTAGAGAATAAAATTAAAGAAAAAATGACTAACGCAGGTTTTATGAGGAGTACCAGTGCTGATTTATATGAAAATGACACGCAGTTATTCCATAAAGCCATGCGTTTTTTTATTACATTAAACAATAATTAAAATATAGAAAGAGAGTGATTATTATATGGCTATAATTGGCTTAGAACGACTTTATTATTCAAAAATTACAAAGGACGATAACACAGGTTTAACATTTGAAAAACCTGTTTATTTAGCAGGGGTTAAAGAGATTAAGATTTCTCCAAAAGTTAATACAGAAAAATTATATGCAGAAAATAAACTATGGGAACAAGCAACTAGTTTGGATGATATTGAAGTATCTGTTAATGTAGCAGACTTAACAAATGCACAAACAGCAGATTTATTAGGCGCTACATTAGCAACAGAAGGTGGAGTATTTTCATCATCAAATGACGTAGCTCCATATATTGCATTATTATATAAAGCTAATAAGAGTAATGGAAAAGCTAGATACGGAATTCTTTATAAAGGTGTGATGAATCTACCTGACGATTCAGCGAAAGGGATGGAGGGTAAAACAGATTTCCAAACACCCGAAATGAAGGCAACATTCCAACCATTGCAAAATAACGGAATGTGGAAGTACACAGTGGATGAGGATGACAGTGATGCACCTACAGACTTAGAAACTAAATTCTTTGCAGGAGTAATAGTACCAACTAAGAAAGTTGCTACTACAGTTACACCTTAGAAACAAGTCCTCTTATATTGAGGACTTTTTCTATTTAAAAATATTATGAGGAGTGAGATTATATGGTTTTACAAGATAAGACAAGAAAATTATTGATTGATGATACTGAATATAACTTTAAGATGGTAAACAGAACTATCTTAAAAATAGATTCTAAATACGGTAATTATGGAACTATTCTAGATGGAATTATGAACGGAAAAGAGTTCATGAGTAACGCGCTTAAATTATTAAGTTGTTGTTGCTTAGAAAAAGATTTTGAGGTTGAAGAACTAGCAGATTTATTAACACCTCAGCAATTAAATTATGAAATACCAAGCTTTGTAACAAACTTATACTTTGATTACATGGGAATTAACGATACAAAAAATAATAAAGAAACTAAGAAATCTAAAACAGAAAAAAACTAAATGACCAGTCGGATTTTTTGAATTTTGACTGGCTTTTTTATATTTGTAAAGTACATTTGAATTTTACAAGAAATGAATTCATGGAAAGCACCCACGCTGAAATATATAAAATGTGGATGAATCACATGAAATTCAATGGTTGGGAAATTGATGAAGAAAAAAGTGACAATGAAAACAAATCTAATAAAGAACGTAGAGTTTATATAGACCAAATATCATGCTTATAGGAAGGGGGGAAAAGGAATTGAGTGATTTAGAGAAGCGAATAACAGCAAAAATGGTGCTTGATGATACAGGATATAATGCAAGTATTAAAGGAATAAATAGTAGTTTAAAACAAACTCAATCAGAATTTAAATTAGCTAGTGAAGGATTAAAAACATTTGGAGCTACCAGTGATAAGTTGAAATCAGCTCAGGATGCACTATCTAAACAATTTGACTTACAATCTAAAAAAGTTGATACATATAGACAAGCAATGGAAAAAACTAATAGTAAAATGCAAGAAAACATAACCGAAAGAGATAAGTTAAAAGCTAGCTTAGAAAGTGCTAATGCAAAATATCAAGAAGCAATTCAGTTATATGGAAAAGAAAGTGAACAAGCCAGAAGTGCTAAAGAAGCAGTAGATCAATTAACAACTGAATATAGTAAAAAAGAAAAAGCAATTGAATCTAATGCCAAACAGATACAAAATTATCAAACTAATATGAATAAATCTGAAACTGAAATGGTTAAAACTCAAGGTGAGCTCAAAAAAACAAATGATGAGTTAGATAAAAGTAATAATAAATGGATTAATGCTAGTAAAGGATTAAAAGAGAGTAGCGATAAGTTAAAAAATTTCGGTGACAAAGCTAATAATGTTGGTAATGGTATATTAAAATTAACAGCACCTTTGACTGCGGCTGGAATAGCAGGTGCTAAATTTAGTATGGACTTCTCTGATGGTATGGCTAAAATATCAACAGTAGCGGATACAACTAATATTTCATTAGATGACCTTGGAAAAGGTGTTATTGATTTAAGTAATATGTCTGGAGAAAGCTTTGAAACAATTCAAGATGGTATGTATGATACTATTTCTTCAGGAGTAGATGCTGGAAAATCTGTAGAGTTTCTTACTACCGCAGTTAAAGCGGCGAAAGGTGGATTTACAGATACTGCAACATCAGTTGATGGATTAACAACAGTTCTTAACTCATACGGATTGAAAACTGAAGAAGTAACTGATATAGCCAACCAGATGTTTATTGCTCAAAATCTAGGTAAAACAACATTTGGTGAAATGTCTTCAAGTATAGGACAAGTTGCGGCAACATCTAGTGCACTTAAAGTAAGTACAAAAGAACTATTCAGTTCACTTGCTGTATTAACTGCGAATGGTATTAAAACTAGTGAAGCTATAACAGGCTTAAAAGCGGCTTATTCTAATATAGCAAAACCTTCAGATGAAGCGGCTAAAATGGCACAAAAGTTAGGAATAGAATTCAATACTGCTCACTTACAAAGTGTTGGCTGGGGAAAGTTCTTAGAAGAAGTAAAGCAAAAAACTAATGGTAATACAGAAGAGTTATATCAACTATTTGGATCTGTTGAAGCTGTTAATACAGTCTTAACTATGACAAGTAGTCAAGGTATGGATTTGTACAGCCAAAGTATGGAACAAATGACTAGTAATACAACTGCCCTAGATGAAGCTTTTACAAAAGTAGATGAAACTGCTGGTAATAAAATGCGTAAAAACTTTAATGAATTGAAAAATGCAAGTATTCAATTAGGAGATGCATTAGCACCAGTGATGGCCGAAATAACCAATGTTATAGGTGGGCTAACATCAACTTTAGAAGGTATGGATAAAGAACAACTAAAAACTATTGCAGATGTTGTAATGTTCAGTACTGCACTTGGTGGGATTCTTAAAGTAGTTGGCGGAGTATCTAGTGGAATTGGAACTGTTATGAATGTAGCATCTAAATTATCTGGTGCTTTAGGAACTGCAACAGTAGCAACAGAAGGTGTTGCAGAAGCAGGCGTTGTGGCAGGAGGTACTGGTGGACTTGGTGCTTTAGCTACAGGTTTAGGCGGTGCAGTAGTAGCGGCGGCTCCATATATAGCAGTAGCTGGTGCAGTTGCGTTAGCTGGATATGGAATATATAAAGGATTAACTCAAGAAGTTGTACCTTCAGTAGATTTATTTGCAGATAAAGTTCAATATACATCTCAAACTGTGCAAACAGAATATGGAGCTATGACTCAAAATGTTGCAACCAATACAATAAAGATAAGTGAAGCTACTAAAGAAGCAGTAAAATCATATTTAGATATGGATGAAAGTGCAAAGAGTAGTATACAAGATTTGTACATAAATAGCCAAACAATCACAGGTGAAATTGCAACTGACACTAAAGCTAAATTCGATGGTATGACTCAGAGCGTTATACAAGGATATGAAAAGCAAAAGAATGATAGTGTAGCTAAGTTACAAGAATTATTTACACAACAAAATACCATTACCAGTACAGAGCAGACTGAAATCATGCAAAAGGCAACGGAATTTTATACTAATAAAGAGACTCAAACACAGCAATATGAAGATCAAATTAATCAAATAATTCAAAATGCGGCAAACAATCATAGAACTTTAACGAGCCAAGAAGTAACTGACATAGGACAATTACAAAATCAAATGAAAGAAAATGCTGTAAAATCACTTTCTGACAATGAGGTTGAAGCACAGGTTATTTTACAGCGTATGAAGGATTATGATGGAAGAATTACTGCTGAACAGGCAAGTGAGCATATTCAAAAATTAAATGAAAGTAGAGATGGAGCTATTAAAGCGGCTAATGATGAATATGACCAAACTGTTGCAACAATAATTAAACAACGTGATGAGGTAGGTTCTATAACATCAGAGCAAGCTGACAAAATGATAGCAGATGCAACAAAGCAAAGGGATGATACTATTCAAAAGGCACAAGAAACTCGTGATGGAGCGGTTGAGAAAATAAAAGGAATGAATAGTGATCTTGAAAATAGTGTAGATACAAGTACAGGTAAGATATTAACCTGGTGGGATAAATTGAAAAATTGGTGGAGTAGTTGGATTCCATCAAATAAAACATTCTCCTATAATGTAAGTGGAAATGCTTCAGATGTAGATGCATCAGATGCTGATCAATTAACAATTGGAGAACACTGGACGGGTGGAGTTATGGAAAACTCAGGTTTAACTACGCTTCATGAAAGAGGATATGAAGTTTACCAACTTAAGGCGGGCACAAGAATTTATAATCATGATGCAAGTGAAGATTTAGTATTAAAAACTGCTGAAAGTGTAGCTAATAAAGTGGCCAGTAATATTGCACAGAACTCTTATGGTGGTGGAAGTCCTCAGCAAATTAAAATTGAAGTTCCTGTAATTTTAGATGGAAAAGAAATTGCGAGAGTATCAACTCCATATATAAGTAATAATTTGGCATTTAATAACAATAGGAAGGGGTGGTAAAATGTCTTATATATTTTATAACAATGAAGATAGTAGAGACTTAGATTTGATAATAGAGAATATTCCAGTCATACCAGCTTGTAATATCATATACGAAACAATATCAATTGATGGTGGAGAAAATCTTACAAAGATTAAAGGATTTGAAGATATAAGTTTTAGTTTTGATTTTTGGTATAAGTCTAATGAAGATGAATATCTAATGAAAAAATCTAGAATCGATAATTGGCTGCTAAGTTCAGTATATAAAGAACTTTTTTATAGTGCAGATGAGAGCAAAACTTACAAAGTGAAGCAAGTTAAAATAAGTGAAACTAAAACTAGTAGCAGAATAATAAGACGTTTTACTGCAACTTTTGTTTGTAATGGACTAAAATATATGACGAGTGGATTAAAGGCGAAAACTATAACAACTAGCGGAACGATATTAAATAATTTTGGAACATATGAAGCTAAGCCTATATTAAAGATTTATGGAAGTGGAAGCATAACTTTAAATATAAACAATACTAGTTTCACTGTAAAAAATGTGGTTGATTATGTGGCAATAGATTCAGAAATAAAAGAGTGTTATAAAGATGATATTAATTTTGGAAGAAATATGACTGGAGATTATCCGGTCTTTTTTATTGGGAAAAATACAATTTCATGGAGTGGAAATGTAAGTAAATTAGAGATTACTCCAAGATGGAGGTGTTATTAATTGATTAGATTATTTAAAAATAATGAAACAGATTTTTCTCATAATGAAAATATATTAAGTGAAGTGATTTCTTGTAAGGTTACTGAAGAGATAAATGAAGACTATACGATGGAAATTGAATATCCATTGGAAGACACTAAAGATATTTCTAGTAATTTAGTCACTGCTTCAATAATTTCTACTCCAACGATTGATAGTAGAGATAATCAGCAGTTTAGAATAATTCAAAAAGAAACGAACTCTAATTCTATTAGTGTTCAAAGCCAATCTAAATTACTATCAGATTTAAAGGAAAATAGAGTTAGAGCTATGACGATTGTAGGAAAGACTAGAAAAGAAGCTATACAAATCATATTAGGTAGTGCTTTAGATCCTCATAATTATAAAGTTGGTAACTTAGATACAAATACTAACACCAATGTGATATTAGAAGTTAAAGAGGGTAATTTACTAAGTGCTATTATAGGTTCAGAAAATAGTGTTTTATCTGAATATGGTGGAGAGTTTATAGTAAGCAATGACACTATAGATATAGTTGATCAAAGAGGGAAAGACAATGGTGTTGTTATTGAATATGGTAAAAATATATCTTCAATAAAAGAGACGATAGATTTAACTGATTTGGCAACAGTTCTTATACCAAAGTCAGGAGACTATAGATTGCCAGAATATCAGATTGTAAGTCCTAATGCTGGGGCATATGAAAAGAAATACTATCGGGATGTTGAATTAAATTTGAATATTTGGGATGGAACTAATACAAAAGATGAGAAACAAATTACAGTTGAAGAAGCATATAAGATTATGAGAGATACTTGCAACAAGATGTTTAATGAGGATAAAGTAGATCAAATAACTTTTAACTATGTTATAGATTTTATAGAACTAAGTAAAACAGAAGAATACAAAAATTATAAAGCTTTAGAGAATGTAAATTTAGGGGATACAGTTTATATCAAACACAAGAAGCTAAATCTAGATTTACAAGGTAGAGTTAATAAAATCAGCTATGTAGTAGATTCTGAGGGGAATACAACAATAGATAAAGTTGAAATTGGATTTGCTAGAAAAAATATAACAGATATTATAAGTGATACTGTAAAGCAAATACAGTTTGCAAAGCAAGAGATAGTTTTACAAGTTTCAAATTCTGAGAAAAAGTTAAATGCAAGGATAGATTTACAGGAAGAAAAGATTGATGCAGTAGTCGAACAGAATGGAACTGGAATGGGATGGGAGTTAAGTAAAAATGCATTTAAGGTAGCTTGTGTAGGTGCTAGTGGTGCATATGTAATAATAGATGTGAATGGTTTAGAAGTTCATGACGGTAAGTTTAGACTATACAAGAACTCTAAGTTAGTTTTTTATGTTAATGCAAACGGAAGATGTACTGCTGATGGTGGCTTTGTTGTAGATGATGGAGACGCAAACTATAAGCTAGATAAAAATGGTCTAAGTATGACTAATGAGAATGGATATACAAGTAGAATTTATGTGGCAGACGATGCAACCACTTTAGTTGCTGATGATGATTTTGAAATCACCAATACTTTAAATGTAAAAGATAGTGCTAGATTCAGAGCTTACACTAGATTTTATAGTAGTGTAGATTTTGATAATGACAATATAAATATAGGCTCTAAAACTTTAAAAGAGTATATAGAATATGTGGTGAGTCACATGTAAAAGGAAGGTGAAATAATATGGCAATACAAGATTTAACAGCAAGTTTAGACCTTAAGCAAAATTTAAATATTTATATCACTTGCAAACAGTTTGATAATTTAAATTTGATTTTAAATATATTTGACAATAGTGTACAAGCAAATCTAACTGGATATAATGTAAGATTAAGAGCAATGAAATCCGACCAAGTTCCATTAATTCAGGAACATACTGGGATAACTATAAACAGCAACATAGTTAATATTAATGCTGACGAACAACTTACAACTACCGCGGGAGATACACCTATAGAGTTACAATTTATTGATTCTACAGGCAATAAGAAAGCAACTTTCAATCTAGTATTAAAGGTTGTACCTAGTGTGATTGCAGTAAGCGCTAGTATTAGTACAGCAACTTATACATTGCTAGAGGAATTAGAGAATAAACTAGATCAAGCAACCGATTATTTTGAAAATTTAACTGAATTTATAGAACAACATCCAGACATACCAGCTTTAGATACTAGAGTCACAAATGTTGAAAATGAAATTGAAACTGCTAGAGGAATGTATAATAATTTAGATGAAAGATTAGATATTTATGATTTAAATACAAGCAAAATAAATAATTTAAATATAATTAATGTAAAAGATTATGGTGCTATTGGAGACGGATCATCACATCTTTTAAGCTCTAAATTTGCAACTTTAGCAAGTGCACAAACTGTTTATCCGAACGCAACATCCCTTTCTGATGAAATTGATTTGGTTGCAATACAAAAAGCATTAAATTATGCGATTTCTTTAGATAAAGGTGGAACTATATATATACCAACAGGACGTTACAAAATAAATAGGTCGATAACCTTTGATACAACAAAATATATAAAAATATGTGGAGAAGGGTATAACACACAAATATCAGGTACATCTAATTTTAATTCAGTCATTTTTGAATGTCATAATTGTGGAGTAGTCTTTAGTGATTTAATGCTAGTCGGAGCGACAAGCGGAACATCAAATGGTATATATGCGGCTGGATGCAATACTTCAATATTTACAAGAATAAATTTCCAAAACCAAGTGAGAGGACTAGAATTAAATGCATCTTATTCAGTAGAAGTAAATTCTTGCGTATTTGAGGTTTGCTATACATATGGTATAATATCGACTACTTCATGCCATAATTTAAATGTTAATAAATGCAATTTCTATACTTGTGGAGTACAAAATAGCGGACAAGCAATACGAATACTGGTAGGTTCTGATAATTTAATATTTAACGACAATGATTTTGAATATTGCTTTGTTGCATTTCAATTGCAAGATTGCAGATCAATTTCAATATGTAGAAATTATATTGAATATTGCAGTGAAAACCCTATAGTATTTACTGGTCTTTGTAGTGGAGTATCAATAAGCGAAAATTTTCTTTCACTTGGTTCAAAACAATTTATTATTCAAAATGTAACTAACGGAATAATGGCAAGAAACACAATATATAATCAGAACGTATCTTATGGTTCGAATGTTATGGACTTTATAATTGGAAACAATATTGTTAGTGGCACATCTGTTGTAAATTCAACCAAACTAAACGCTATAACACTTATAAACAGTTGGACAGCTCAATCAAATTATAGCGATGTTGGATATATAAAAGACTCAAACGGAATTGTTCATTTGGAGGGTAATATTTTAAATTCAACAGCAATCTTACCATCGGTCGCATTTAGCTTACCGGTTGGTTATAGACCAAATAAGATATTGACGTTTGGTACAAGTGGAACCAGTGGATTTAATCTGATTTTGGTTAATCCAAATGGGGATGTTATAGTGTCAACAGCGCCAGGATCGCATGAAGTGGGGTTAAATGGAATTACGTTTTTTGCAAGGCAATAAATCAAAACAATAATTAAGGCCTTTAGAGGGTCTTTTTTTGTTTCTCATTTTTAAACAAAAAAAGATAAGAAAGAGGGAATTAATAATGGAAAAAGCAAATTATATAAGAGCATTAATAGCAAGTATAGGAGCATTTTTAAGCGTTAAACTAGGAATATTATTACCAATATTAATAATGTTAACAGTAGTAATGGTTATAGATTACTCTACAGGCATTTTAGATGCAAAAAATCGTGGAGAAATAAACAGTAAAACAGGCATGTGGGGGATTGTTAAGAAGTTACTTTATGGTGTGGCTGTAGCTGTCGGGATGATAGTTGATTGGACAATCCTGCAGGTTGCTTCGAGTTTAGGCTTTAATATACCTGTAGCAACATTCTTTGGATTGCTGGTGGCTGTATGGTTAATAATAAATGAGCTTATATCAATATTAGAAAATCTAACTAGGTTAGAAGTACCATTGCCAAGCTTTTTACTTAAAGTAGTTCAAAATTTCAAAATTGTAGTTGAAAAAAGTGGAGATACATTAGCAGATACAGTTGATAACAATGTTAAAAAAGAACAATCAGAGAGTAGCCTATAGAGGTTGCTCTTATTTTATTTAGAAGGGATGTAATTAAATTGAAGGGTATAGATATAAGTAATCATAACGGAAACATAAACTTTGATAATGTAAAAGCAGCAGGCATAGAAGTTGTATATATAAAGGCAACAGAAGGAACAACATTTAAAGATAGTTATTTAGATACTAATTATTCAAACGCACATTATGTAGGATTAAAAACAGGGTTTTATCACTTTTTAGTAGGTACTAGTTCACCTGAAACTCAAGCAACTAGTTTTTATAATGCTATAAAAGATAAAACCAGTGATCTCATTCCTATGTTAGATGTAGAAACTAATTTTGATGGACTAATGGATTATATTTTAAGATTCATTACTAAATTCAAAGAGTTGTCAAACATGCCTATAGGTATTTACACTTATACTAGTTTTATGGATAACTTAGATAATAGAATTGCTGATTATCCACTATGGGAAGCAAATTATAATGATATTCCATGGACATTAGCAGATAATTTCTTTACAAATAGAGTGGGGCACCAATATACCGAAAATGGTTCTATTGATGGAATAAATACTAAATGTGATGTAAATGAATTTAATGAAGGGGTATTAATTAATTCTAAAGGCTATGTAGTTACAACCTATCTACCGAACGCATATGAAGGTTATGATGGAATAGACATAAATTATATTCTTAGTTATTTCCAAGGTGTTAAACCGTACGTGAGAGGCAATGACAAGGGAGTATGGATAGAAACACAATACTTGGATTTAGATAAGTGTAATGAACTTAAATCAACTCTAGGAAGTTGGTTTTATGAAATTAAATATTAAGAGGAGAGTGAATTAAATGATAAAAGCATTATTAACAATATTAGTAAAATTAGTAGAAGCAAAATTAGAGAAAATAGGAATAGAGCAAGCCATAATTAAAAATCAAAATTACATAACTGTAGCTAAACAAATATGGAATGAAATTGATGAAACTTTTAGAATAAGTACAAGTATAGAAGAAAAGTTACAATCTAAAACTGATCTATTTGAATCAAAAGTATTAGCTAAGTTTCCTGAATTAAAGAAAGAGGATATTGATTCTTTAAGATTAGCAATAGGTGGAGAAGTTAATCAAGGAAAGCAAGTTGTTTTAGATAATTCAATAATCATAAAACAGTTAACTGATGAAAATAATAATTTAAAAGCTAAGAATAATGAATTAGAAAATAAAATAGCCAGTATTCAAAGTACTGTAGCTATAAATGTTGCTCAATAGGAGGGGACACTATGGAGCAAACAACAATAAATTTAATAAATAGTCTTGGATATCCTATTGCAGTAAGTGTTGCATTAGGATTTTTTATTTATAAAATGTGGAATAGAATAAGTATCACTTTAGATAAAGTAACAGATACTAATAATACATTAGTATTAACTAATCAAAGTTTAATTCAAAAGGTAGATAATAAGATAGATAAAATAGAAGAAAAAGTTGATGCTATAGCTGATAAAATGAGTAAATAATACATATAGGGTAATAGTAGGGTAGAGATACTTTATTATTACCCTTTTTTGTCTTTTGAAATTTATTCTTTCTATAAAATATTTACTATTTGTCCAATAAAATGTAAGATTATAATGGTTTATGTTTTAGAGAAGGGGGATTATAATGAATAAATTAATTTTAAAAAAGCGTAAATCAATTATTTTGGTGTTACTAATTATTCCCATGCTTATGGTTTCTTTTAGCACTCAGAGAGCTGATGCTGTTGTAGGTGCTGATGATGCTGTTGTAATTGGTGGCGTAACTGTTACTAGTGGTATGGTTGCTTATGCTGTTGGAGCTTTAGTTGTTGCTGGTGGTGCTACTATTTATGCAAATACTGATTCTACTGATATTAAGTATATTGCTGATGGTATGATTAAAACTGGTGAAGCTACTAAGGCTTTTGGTGTTAAAACTTTAGCTACTGGAGAAAAAGTTTTAACTTGGACTAAAGATGGTCTTGATTGGGTAGCTAATAAAATTAGTGATATGGTTTCCGTTGGTACTATCTCTTCTCCTGTTAGTATTCGTACTGTTTATGTTACTGATTTTTCTTCCACTGGTTATTCTTTGCCTTTAAGTTCCCCTTTTGTTATTCCAGCAGGTTCTACATGTACTTACCAGTGGATTGTTGATGGTGAAGTTTATGGTACTGCTACTGTTCAACCTATTTCTATTGATTGGCCTGTTCAATTTACTGCTTCTTTGCATTCTGATGGTACTATTGGTGCAAGTGCTAGTTGTCCTTCCATTCACAGTGTGACTGGTAATAATTCTATTAGTCTTGCTAATTTTAAAATTAATGGTGAATCAGTTTGCGTTGATACTCCTGTTTCAGATAGTTTAAAGACTTGGAGTCCTACTACTGCTAGTGATGTTCTTGGTTCTAGTTCAACTGCAGCTGATGGTTCTATAAGTTATCAACCTAAAGTTGGATTTCCTTTAACTGATTCTGGTGATACTACTGCTACTGGTGGTACTGTTTATGCTCCTAGTGCCGGTATTCCTTATGGAAAAACTTGGCCTGATGTTGGGACTGTTTCTATTCCTACTACTAGTAGTGGAGATGATGCTAATGATGATTATATAAGTGACACAACTGCCTATGTAGATGATATAATAGATTATATTATAGATGATACAGCAGATGAAGTAACTAATACTACTACAAGTGCAGCTGTAGGAATCTATTTTGGACAAAAATCAGTATCTCCAAATTTCAGCGAAAGAGGCAAGTTTAAAGGCCAATCAATTGAGTCTATTGCCGAAAAACTTAAAACAGGAGAGTTGTCTCCAGATGATTTACCAATAGAATACATAATTCGAGATGGAAAAATGATTACTCTCAATAATCGCTCACTAACAGCCTTAAGTAAAGCTGGTTTAAGACCAACAAAATTTATAAATCAGACAGGAAATATATTTTTTGAAAAACAAATAACAGAAAGGTTGGCAGAAATGGGTGGAAAGCCAAGTATATCTATGTATATTAGAAAATTAAAAGAGATTGTTAAATTACCATAAACATCTAGAGGGGGATTCACATGAAAAAAATACAATTACCTAAATCTACAAATCAATGTGACGAAGAACCATATTTTGAAATGAAAAATGGTCAAATAATAATTAAGTATTCATATGAAGATGAGGTTGTAAATAGTTTAGTTTCAATTAAATTTAAATCCGTATATAGTTTTACATATACAGAATGTGAGTATATTAGTACTTTGGATTATTCTTTTGGATTAATAGAGGTTGAGGACTCGAAGGTGAAAGATGATTTGTTATCAGGATGGAAATTAAGAAATAGACCTATTAATGAATCTTTTGGCGGAGAAGTTGAGAAGGTAAAACATTATAGGTTATATTTTGATGATTATGGTATGTATGATATCATATGCAAAGACATTGAAATTGAAGAGATAATTAAATAATAATTAGAAGTTCACATTTAAAGAACTTAGTAAAGCTTATACACTTTTACTAAGTTCTTTATTGCTTTTAATATAATTAATTCTTATAAATAGGATAAAGATAGTCTTGTAGGGTAGTATAGAGAAATCTTTATTACCCTTATTTTTTTTCGCTTTTATTTTGGTATAATATAATAGTTGAATTTGACGAGGAGAGTAATGGTATGAATAAAAAGGTATATGAATTATTAGAAGAGATAAAATTACAATCAGAAAAAATTAATAATTGGGAACAAATGACCGATATATTTGCCAATGCTATTAAAAGAAAAGGATTGAACAATGAAGAAGTTGAAGAGATAAGTGAGAGAATATCCAGAGAATTTAAGAAGAATAAAGATACTTTTGATGAAATGATAAAAGCTGGTGAAGAATTTAAAGAAGCTTTGGGATTATCAGATGGTGATGTTTATAAATTATTAAAAAGAGATAATAGCGAAGAAAGATATTGTACAGTTTCTGAATCACTAGAACAAAGTTTAAAAGAAATGCAACTAATAAGAGAAGGTAAATTACCTAAGAAAACTTGGAGACAGTTAAGGGAGAGATTAGGTGATGAATAAAATACATATGTTAATGTAGGGATTTTTCTTTATATAAATAATTAATTTAAAATATGTATTGTAATCATGTGGAAAATGTTATATTATTATACCAATAAATATTTTATATATTAAGCCAATATATTAGGGCTATAAACTACTAATTTATTGGGTTGGAAATTTATGTTGATAATATCATGTAAAGTTAGTTATATTAACGTTTGAGGCTATTAACAGGTTATTTGGATATACAGTGCATAATGATAAAGGCAAGCCAACAAATAGTGAATTTATAGCTATAATAGCTGATAAATTAAGACTTAAAAATAAAGTGTCTTAGTAAGCATTTTATTAAGTTGAAAAGCTAAGTTGAATATTGCAAAAAATGGTTTCTATCTATATTTTAATAGCGACTAATAGTTTTTGTGAAAATTAATATTCTAACATTATATATGACTAATGCCTTTTATTAGTTAGGTGTAGCAATCTAACTAATAAAAGGTTGTTTTGGTTGAAAAAGCAAAAGAATAATAGAGGAAAGCAACCTAAATTAACCATCCTTTTTAAGTAGAAAATTTGAAGCGGACATGTTATAATTAAAGTGTTAGAATTTAAGATATAGAAAGACAGAGGATTAAAGTGTATGGAAATAAAAATTAATATTCCAGTATTAAAAATATTAGCGATAACTATTTCGGGAATATTGGGTTATATAACTGGAATAATAGTATATAAATAGATATGATATTTTAGACTAAGGAGATATAAATATTCTTTGGTCTTTTTTTATGTAAAAAAATAAATTAATATAGTAGGTTATTAACGACATAAAAACCTACACAATGTTATAAATTTACAATGCATCGTGTATAAAAAAGAGAAAAAGATGCTTTTAGTGCTGAAAAATGTGGAAATAAAAGTTAAAATAAAGATGATGGAAAGAAGGTATTTGTATAAGAATGTAGAAATATATGATTAGGTTAAAGAGATTCGATGTTTATAAGTATATCGAATCAATTTAACTAAAATTATATTATGGAGGTATTATAAAAAAGAGAATCAACTTAAGAATAATTTATGCATTAATGAAGGGTTGTTTTTTATGGAATTTAATTGGGATAAGAAATGGTCAGTAGGTATTGATAAAATAGATCATCAACACAAAGAATTGTTTGATAGAATTAATAAGTTAGTAATTGCGATGAGAGAGGGAAAAGGAAAAGATGAGGTTATAGAGACTTTAAGCTTTCTAGAAGAGTACGTTATTAAGCATTTTAATGATGAAGAAGAGATGCAAAGAAAGAGCAATTATCCTAAATACGATATTCAACATAAGCAACATGAAGAATTCAAAGAGGAGCTTAGAGAATTAAGAAAAGTTTTTGAAAAAGCTGGTGTCTCAGCATTATTCGTTATAAATGTACAACAAAAGATGTCCAGTTGGTGGAGAAAGCATATTAGAGAATTGGATCGGGATCTAGGAGGATTCTTAATAGAAAGTTCTAAATAG